CCAAATAGCAAACGGTGAAATAAAGGTAAAAATACCTTTTGTTATTGGCGGTAAGATAATGGAATACCCAAGTGAGGCTTCGTTAATGGAACGAAAAGCTGCTATTGCCGAACTAAACAAAATGGACGGCGATTACGCTCCTACTAAAACGGCGCTTACCAATGTGAAAGGTGAAGATGTAGAACCTACAACAATCATTTGGGGAGGAAAAGAAATAAAAGTTTGATAAAATTTTCAGATACACAAGGAAAAGCAATGGACGCAATAGCGTCTGAGCAATATTCTTTTATATTGTTTGGAGGTGCAATGGGTGGAGGAAAGACTATATGGGGCCTTGCAGCATTACTTTTAATGTGTGAAATTTTCCCTAAAAGTAGATGGGTAGTTATTCGAGAAGACCTGGAAAAAATAAGAACTACCACAATACCATCATTTGGTAAATTAAGGGCCAGCGGAAAATTAAGAACAAACCCATATGAATATACGCACCCAAACGGGAGCGTAATTTTATTTAAAGGCGAAAACTACGCAGGCGACAAAGAATTAAATTGGATGCGTGGGTTAGAATGCAATGGTTTTTTATTTGAAGAAATAAACGAATGCCAATCCGATAGTTTAGATATCGCCTTTAGCCGTGCCGGGCGTTGGGAATGTGAACCAAGACCCGCACCGATAATTTTAGCAACTTGTAATCCATCTAATAACTGGATAAAAACAATTGTTTATGATAGGTTTAAAGATGGTACTTTGCCAGATTCATGGCTATATATTCCATCAAAAATTACCGACAATCCACATTTACCACAAAATTATATTGATAATTTAAAAAACATGCCTCGGTATAAGTATGAGGTTTTGGTAGAGGGTAATTGGGATATACAAATGAAGGTTGGTGGCGAATTTTATAAATGCTTTGAACTCGACAAGCATGTAGCTGAATGCAAATATAATCCTCAACTTCCATTGCATATTTCATTTGATGAAAACGTAAATCCTTATTTGCCCTTGGGTATATTTCAAATTATAGGTAAAAAAATTTACTGCATAGGTGAAATAGCTGGCGTAACACCGCTAAATACTATAAAAGATGTATGTAATGAATTTAAAAGAAAATATCCTGTTCACACACATGGTTTATTTATTTACGGTGATGCAACAAGTCAAAAAAGTGATGTAAAACTTGAAAGAGGGCATAATTTTTTTAGACTTATTCAAGAAGAAATGTCATCTTATAGGCCATCGTTAAGAGTTTCTGCAAGCAATCCGTCAGTGGCAATGCGTGGCAATTTTATTAATACTGTTTTAGAAAGCAATTTTGATGGAATAGAAATTGTTATAAATATTGCCTGCAAAAAAATGATTAACGATTTTGTTTTGACAAAAGAAGCAGCCGACGGAACAAAGAACAAAGAAATGGAAACAAATTCACTTACAAAAGTTAGATACCAAAAAACGGGGCATTTTACAGATTTATTTGATTATTTTATATGTTTTGCTTTTATGGACAGCTTCGCAAGGTATCAAAGGGGAGGAAAAGATAGTAATGTAACACTCGGCAAAAACCTTTCAAAAAATACTTATTAATATCAAAAAATAATTATACTTTTGTTTTATGTCATATTTGATAGCATCAGATTTTAAAAAACTTATACAATCCGATAATCTTACTCAGATTATAGGCGGCGATACCACCATTTTAACAGCTATACAACAAGCCGCACAATCTGAAGCTGTAAGTTATCTTACTCAAAAATATATAACAGGTGAAGAATTTACAACAACCGATATTTGGAATCCACTAAAAACATACGTTGCAAAAAATAGACTGTATTTAGATGCATCCGGTTATGTTTCAACTATAACATACTCTATTGGGGCATTGGTTTTGCAAGATAGCAAAGTTTACATTTGCATAACAGCAACTACAGGTCTATTTGATGTAACGAAATGGACGCTACTTGGCATACAAGGCACTATATTTTATGTTAAACCACCTGCATCCGATTTTAATGTTTACAATTTTTATAAAGTAGGCGATGTTGTTTTTTGGCGTGGTTTTGTTTACACGTGCATAAATGCAACAAAGCAAAATACACACAACGCCGCTTTGCAGTCTGGAAACGATCAACTTGTATTAAATATTTTTCCTGACGACACTGTTAATGGACCATCAGCATGGGGTAATGGGGTAGCGTTTTCAATAGCACCTGGCACACTTCCAACCGATGCAACAAAGTGGACGCAAGGCGATAACAGAAACCCGCAATTAGTAAATTATTGCATTGATATTGCATTGTATCACATACACAGCAGGATTGCACCAAGAAATATACCGGAGCTTAGAGTAGTGAGATACACACAAGCAATAGAATGGCTACAGATGGCAGGGCAGGGAAAGATAACAGCAGATTTACCATTGATACAACCAAGAAGCGGTGGGCGTATTAGGCACGGAGGCGAAATAAAAAGAGTAAATAGTTATTAATTATGGCAAATCAATTACAACAATTCTTACAAAATATAAACCCGTTTGGTAAGCGGGATGAAGTTGACGTTAAAAAGAATTTAGCAAATTACATTTCGCCCGTTACATTACAACGATTAAGGCAAGATGTAATGAGCTGGCGTGAATGTTTGACAGACGTAGAGAATGCTTGGTACCCACAACGGGTTAAAATGCAGCAGCTTTTTATTGATACGAAATTAAATGCTCATGTATCTGCATGTTTGGAACGCCGCAAAGATTTAACTATGCTGCGTAAATTTGAATTAATAGGTGACGATAATGCAATAGGTATATTTTGCGATGTAAGCGACAATAAAGGGGAACAATGTTTAACGCCGAAGAAATGGCTTACAGATTTTATAAGTTACTCTTTAGACGCTTTATTTTTTGGTTATAGTTTAATTTCTTTGGGTGACGTAGAAAATGATGAATTTAAAAAAATAACAACAATAAAAAGGTGGAACGTTTCGCCAGATAGGCGTGTGGTAAGTAGTTTTCAATATGCAATTTCAGGAAAAAGCTGGGATGATGAAGACGTAGCAGATTGGCATATATTTGTTGATACACCAAACGATACAGGAGCAACAAATTGCGGGTATGGTTTATTTTACAACGTAGCGTTATACGAAATATTTTTACGCAATTTATTAGGTTTTAATGGTGACTTTTTAGAAATGTACGCACAACCTTATCGTGTGGGTAAGACTATGAAGACAGAAGAAAGCGAAAGGGCAGAACTTGAAAATGCTTTGCGCTCCATGGGTAGTGCTGGGTATGCTATTATTGACCCTACGGATCAAATCGAATTTTTAGAAACTGCGCTTGGAGGTACAGGTTATAAGGGGTACGCAGATTTAGAAATGCGTTGTGAAAAGAAAATAAGTAAATTAATATTGGGACACTCAGATGCTATAGATAGCATTCCTGGCAAATTAGGAAATAATGGTGAAAAATCACCAGCACATTCAGCCATGGAAGATAAGCAGAGCAAAGATGGTGTTTTTGTTGAAAATATAATTAACAAAATGTTGATACCAAGAATGGTTAAACTTGGTTTTAATATTAATACAGAAACGAAATTTAGATTTAAAAATGATTCCGAAAGTGAAGAAATACGAGCTCGTGAAGATTTGAACAACAAAGTAACAGCGGATATTTTCAAAATAATAAAGGATGCAGGTGGTGATCCGGATTGGAATTATTTTAGCGATCGTACAGGAATTACAACAACAAAAACAGCAGCACCAGTACCAGTAGTAAAACCTAATTTTAGTGAAGGGATTAAAAACAAATTAAATGACCTTTACAAATAAACAAATAGAAAAATATATTGAGGGAATTTATAACGGTTCAATTACTGAGTATAATTTACCCGTAGATTTATATGAGGCAATAGGAAACTATTTTCAGAAAGGTTTGTATAAAGGGTTTGGAATGAACTTGACAGAAGCGGTTGGTAAAGACTTAGAATTGCTTACACAACTTAGAGAAAATACATGGATGTTTTCTTCGGCTAAAACCTTTCAGCAAACAAAAGATATAGCTGCATTATTGATAGACGAAAATGGAAACAGAAGAACAAATAAAGAGTTTAACGACCTTGGCCGTGCGGCATATGACAATTGGAATGACAACTGGGGCGCAACTGAATATATAACAACAGTAGGACAGGCTCAATCAGCTAGTAAGTGGAACGAGATTGAAAAAAATAAAAAGGATTTGCCGATGCTTCGATATAGCGCAGTCATAGATAAAAATACTAGCGAAATATGCGCTCCTTTAGATGGAATTGTAGCACCTGTAAATAGTTCGATATGGAACAGAATTGCTCCGTTAAATCATTTTAGATGTAGGTGTGTATTATTGCAAGAAGAAGAAAGTGTTTTAGAAACAAGTGGTAATGATAATAAAGTAAAAGAAGTTGAAAGTAATATGCAAGATGTTTTTAAAATGAACCCAGGAAAAGATGGATATCTTTTTAAAAAAGATCATCCTTATTTTTCAGTTGAGCCAAAAGATAAAGGTTTCGCAAAAGATAATTTTGGTTTAGAAATACCTAAATAATGAGTGATACAAGAT